GGATGGAGTTGGTATTGAGAGTTTGATTGAAACACTACATGGTTTGAACAACGATGATAATATCTTTGTCATATCACATCGTGGAGATCAGTTCGCTGAAAAGTTTGAGAACAACCTCAAGTTTGAGAAAATCAAGAACTTCTCGGAGTTAGTACAATAACCATTGACATCAGACGCAAAACCTGTTATAATGGTACCATAAATTTGAAAAGAGCAATATATACACTATGACAACATTCTATACGTCTGTCGAAAGATACGGTAATAATATTCTACATCGCGGATATGAGAACGGTCAACGTTTTTCGTATCGTGTTCCGTTTGAACCAACACTATACATCCATACACCAAAGGCAGGCGCTGAAGGTTATCAGTCTCTAACTGAAGGTGGCCTTCCTGTTTCTCCAACAAAATTTGGAGATATGCGTGAAGCAAAAACATTCATTGAAGAATATAAAGGTGTACACGGTATGAAGATCTTTGGATCTACTAACTATGTCACTCAGTTTATTCAACAAGAATACCCTAACAAGATTACATATGACGTAAGTCAAGTCAATATCGTATCGTTTGATATTGAGGTAGATATTCGTGATGGCTATCCTAACATGGATACTGCTGATAAAGAAATTACATCTATTGCTTATCATAGTTCTCGAGAAGATATCTATTATGTACTTGGTCGTAAAGATTATGACAAGACTAAAACAGTTACTGATATTCCTCAAGACAAGATTAAGTTTGTTTTATTTGATGGCATCAACGGAGAAAGCGCGTTACTTCAATACTTTATGAAACTGTGGACAACTGATTATCCTGATGTGGTAACTGGTTGGAATGTTGAGTATTTTGACATGCAGTATATTGTAACAAGAATCATTCGTTTACTTGGTGAAGAAACCGCAAAGCGTTTATCTCCGCATAAATCAATTCGTCAAACATCTCGAGAGATCTTTGGCAAGATGGCTTATACCTATTCTGTTATGGGTGTTGCTATTATTGATTACATGGATTGTTTCAAGAAGTTTGGTTACAAGTACGGTCCTCAAGAATCATACAAGTTAGATCATATTGCTTATGTCGTACTTGGTGAAACAAAGATTGACTATTCTGAGTACGGTTCGTTAACTGCGTTATACGATGAGAATCCTCAATTGTATCTTGACTATAATCTAAAAGATACTCAGCTGATTGCTCGACTTGAAGAAGAAACCGGTTTGCTTGCGTTAGTTATGACAGTTGCCTATGATGGTGGTGTTAATTACAGAGATGCGTTTGGTACTGTAGGAATATGGGAATCAACAATCTACCGTAAGCTAATGAATGACAAAGTTGTTCCTCCACTGAAAGGTGGCCCAGGGATGATGGCTGGTGATCTTGTTGGTGGTTATGTTAAAGATCCTAAAGTTGGAATGCATCCTTGGGTTGTATCCTTCGATCTTAACTCACTATATCCTCACTTGATGTTACAATACAATATGTCTCCTGAAACCTATATGGATGGAGAACGTGAATTCGTAACTCAAGACATGGTTCTTAATGGCGAATACAAGAGTAGGTTTGATGATCGCTCAGTTGCTGCTAATGGCGTTTGCTTTGATAATAGAAAGGTAGGTGTTATTCCAACAATCATTGATGAATACTATAATAACCGTTCTGTGATTAAGAAAGAAATGATTGTAGCAGAACAGCGGTTTGAGGTTGAGAAAGATCCAGTTGAACTGAAACGTCTAAAGCGTGAGATCAATCAATTACACAATTCGCAAATGTCAATTAAGATTGCCATGAACAGTCTCTATGGTGCAACTGCTAACAAATATTTCTTATACTATATTAATGAAATGGCTGAAGCAATTACAACATCAGGTCAGTTAGGTATTCGTTACGCTGAGAAGTCGGTTAATGATTATTTAAATAAAACCTTAGGTACAACAGATCATGACTATATCATCTATATTGATACTGACTCTATCTACGTTGACTTTGGTCCTTTGATTAAAGAAGTATTTGGTACGACTGATATTGATAAAGATAAAGGCGAAGAGTTCCTTGATCGTATTTGTAGTACTAAGGTTGAGAAAGTTATTGAAGATGGTTACGAAAAGCTTGCTGCTGATCTTGGTACCTATCGTAATGCAATGGTAATGAAACGTGAAAAGATTACTAACAGAGCAATCTTTGTTGCTAAGAAACGTTACATACTAAATACGTTGAACTCAGAAGGTGTTCACTACGATACTCCTAAAGTATCAGTAACAGGATTAGAATCAGTAAGATCTTCCACTCCTGAGATCTGTCGTTCTAAACTCAAGCAATGTTTTGAGATTATAATGAACGAAGATGAAACAACAACTCAAGGATTCATTCGAGATTTTAAGGAAGAGTTCAAATCACTAGCACCAGAAAAGATTGCCAAGACAAGTGGTTGTAATGATATCATCAAGTATCAGAATAAAGATACGTTATATCGTAAAGGTACTCCAATGCATGTTCGCGGTGCAATATTGTACAACAGTTTCATGAAAGAAAAAGGACTCGATAAAAAGTTCGAAACTATTAAAGGTGGAGACAAAGTAAAGCTTCTATATTTAAAAGTTCCTAATCCGTTACGTGAAAACGTTATCGCAGTCCCAGGACTTTTACCGAAGCAACTTGGACTACATCAATACGTGGATACTGAAGTACAATTTGAAAAAGTATTCCTAAGTCCTATTCAGTCAATACTTGATGCGGTTGGTTGGTCAGCTGAGAAGAAAGATACTCTCGATGACTTTTTTGGATAAAACTATTGACATTTAATATAAACTGTGTTATAATAGACACAATAACAAATAACAAGGAAATAAAATGAGTGATGTACAAATCGTAAGAATGGTATCTGGTGAGGAAGTTATAGCAAAGGTAGTTTACGAAGAAATAGCTGGTAAAGGATTCTATACCTTAACGGATGCTATTCTTTTAGTTGCTGCTGGAGAAGGTAAAATTGGAATGGTTCCATATATTCCTTATTCAACTAGAGCACCATTGGTTGTTTCAGAAAGACATGTTATGTTCGTAGCTGAACCTATGGATGAACTTAAGAAGCAAGTTATTGAACAGACTACTGGTATCATTATGCCTAATAGTGATCTAGGTGGTGGATTATCTCTGGTATGATAGAAATATACGGAAAGACTAATTGTTCTTATTGTAATATGGCTAAACAGATTTGCGAATCAAAGAAATTAGACTTCGTGTATAAATCAATGGGTGAGGACTTTTCGCAAGAAGAGTTCTTTGCTAAGTTTCCAACTGCAAGAACCTTTCCACAGATTATAATGGATGGCGAAGCAATTGGTGGATTCAATGAATTACAGGATAAATTATGAGTAAAGATTGGGTAAAAGATATTGTTGAAATGCAAGGTAAGTACGGTACTCGTGATTGGGTAAACAGTGCAAGCCGCGATAAACTAAAAACCTTTTTAGATTTTCGTCTTGACTTTATCGAAGAAGAATTTGATGAAACACTAAAAGCAATCGTTGAAGATGATGCGGAAGAAATCGTAGATGGTCTAATAGATCTTTGCGTAGTCGCAATCGGTACACTCGATGCGTTTGGTGTAGATCCTTATAAAGCGTGGGACGCAGTACATAAAGCTAATATGGGAAAGGTAGTTGGTGTTAAACCATCTCGACCTAATCCACTAGGAGTCCCAGATTTAATTAAACCTGAAGGATGGACGGCTCCATCTCATGAAGGCAATCACGGAATCCTACCTGGGCTAGGTATGAGACCAAAAGGAGAATAAATGAAAGAGTTAAGAGACAGGTTGGTATATGCAATGAGTGCGCAGTACGCTGCAGCTATTCAAAAGCATAGTGTTAATATTGAGATACTATTAGAGAAAGGTGTTGGCGTTGCTGAACATCCTGATCTTATGGCAACTATTGATTCAGAGATAACTTTATTAGCAGAGGCAGAAGATAAACTGTCTACTCTACAAGGTCACTTTGAAAGAGCACCGGAACCGAGAGTAGTATAACTTTCATGAATAACGTCTCCTATCTGTATATATATTTTATATGTAACAGAATTGTAACACAATTGTTGCATTGGAAACATCGCAATATAGGAGACAATAACATGGCAAAAGCATTTAAAGCATTCCATAAGTTGATGAAGTCAGGTAGACTTCACAAAGTCATAAAGATATTAAGTTAATCTCATAAAGTAGTTGACATTCATAAAGAACTGTTGTATAATGGTACTATAAATTGATAAACTGAATGGGAAACACATAT